GGAAGGGTATCTGCGGGCGTTTTGGCAGAACCCGGTTCACTCCCGCGTCATCCATGCGAAGTCGATATGAAAAACATTGCGATCATAGGCCTTGGCCCAACGGCATCCGAAGCGCCGCCATCCGGCGACGATTGGGAGCGGTGGGGCTTGGCCGTGTCGAGTGAATGGCCGACGTTTGACCGGACGTTTGAAATGCACGACGACCTGAACATCAATCCCAATCGCCACTTGCCGGGATATCAGGATCGCCTGAAAGAAATCGCCGCGCCGCTCTATATGCAACAGCGCGTTAAGAGTTTGCCGAACAGCCGGGAATATCCGCACTACGACATTAACCAAAATGTTTTCGAGGGCGTCCCGTCGCATTGCCGCCATGGCTCTTCGATTGCTTATATGCTGGCCCTGGCGATCCATCTGGACCCGACCGAAATAGGCCTGTTCGGCTGCGCCTTGGAAGGCGTCGATAGCGCGGGCAAGCCATACGACGACCAGCGGCCCAATCTCGCAATGTTGGTCGGCCTCGCCTTCGGTCGTTATTGCATAGTCACCGGGCCTTCGATGCCGTCGATCCTTCGGCTTGAAATCGAGGGCGAACGATATGGAGTGAAAGCAGCATGACCCTCGCAACATACGCCGACCTTCAAGACCGCATCCAGGCGAAGTTTGATGACGCGGTGATCTTGTCAGATGCCGTGCTGGTCGATTGCATCGCGATGGGCGAATCGATCATCAATAAAGACAAGCGCCTTCTCGGGTCTGATATCGAAAGCACGGCGACCGATTTAAGCATTTCGTCGCAGTCAACCTCGCTGCCGTCAGACTTCCGCGGGCAACGCCGTTTGTATCTGGACAAAGACCCGAACAAGCCGCTGACGTTTTACCCGCCGGCCGACTTCTGGTCGCGCCACGGCGGGAGCCAAACGGGAACGCCGGAAATCTTCACCGTGGAAGCAAACAACCTGATCGTGGCCCCGGTGCCAGCATCTGCGGAAACCGGCAAAATCCTGTACTTCCAGAATTCGGATATCGCTTCGTCGGTCCCGGCGCTGTTCACCAAGAACCCACAGCTTTATGTTTTTGCGGCCTCAGTCTTCGCCGCCGACGAACTGGACGACGATGCCCAGGTCACGAAGTGCGCCGCGATGTACGACCAATTGGCCGACACATACGAAAAGGGCGACAAGTACGAACGCTTCCCATCAGGCCAGCTTGTCCAGCGGCATGACGTAAATCCGAACTTTGCGACCAACCTGAGAGGCACAGCCTAAATGGACAAGCTGATCCGAGGCGTACAAATGGGGCAGCAAATGTCCCGAAGCCGTGCGCCCATGGCACCGATTAAATTCGGCGAATGGTTGCCGGATATGCCTGAGATTGACAATCCTGGCTGCGTCAATGTGTCCAATGTCATCCCCTTCGGCCCAGGCGGGTACAAGCCGTTCAAGGACTTTTCCGCCCACTCGACCACGGCGACCACGGCGCGGGTTCTAGGTGCCGTATCGGCGTCCGGAACGTCGGGGGCGGTGAGAAGCTTTTGCGGAGACACATCGAAGCTTTACTACCTCGATGGCACGGTCTGGACTTCGGGTGGCAGCGGCTTCACGCTCGGCAACGATGAAAATTGGAATTTCCTCAAGGCACCGAACGCCGACACGATGTTGGCTTGTGCCGGTTCAGAGGATGTCCAGGCAATCGGCATGGTCGGCGACAACACGTTCGCGGCATACTTCACTTCGACGCTGAAACCGAAGCCAAAATATATGGCCCAGGTCGGCAGTTTCCTGATGCTGCTCAATGTCGATGAAGGTGGGACGGTCTACCCTGATCGGGTGCGCTGGTCTTCGATCACTGACCCGGCAGACATGGACGCCTCTAGCGCCAACCAGAGCGATGCGGAAGACCTTGGCGGCGAATACGGCCACGGCCAGGCGATCATCGGCGGCGAGACGGCGACGATATTTTTAGAGCGGGCCATATTTCGCGCTTCATTCGTTGGAAGCCCGGCGGTGTTCCGGCTGGACGCAATCGAGACATCGAGAGGCCTATTGGCGCCGGGTGCAATTGCCCGGCTCGGGCGTCTGATCTTCTATCTTGCCGCCGATGGGTTCTTCCTCTGGGACGGCCTTGAAAGTCATCCTATTGGCGACAGGAAGGTGAACCAGACATTTTTTGACGCCGTTGGGACCACATATTATTCCGCGATCAGTACGGCGATTGATCCGCAGAAACAGCTTTTCATGGTGGCCTATCCGACGACCTCCGCGACGGGCGGCATCCCCGACAGGTTGCTGATGTACCACTGGCCTTCGGGCTGGTGGGGCGAGGCGACAGTGACGACCGAGTTAATCCACACCGGCCTGTCTCCGGGCCTGACGCTCGAGGAATTGGACGCCATTTCAACTTCCCTCGATGGCCTACCTTTTTCGCTCGACAGTCCTGCCTGGCAAGGGTCGGTGTTCCAGGTCACCGCCTTCAATTCATCGCACCAGAGCGGCACCTTTACCGGGGCAACCCTGGCGGCGACGATTGATACCGGCATTCGCCAATTGACGCCTGGGAAGCAGACCAAGCTGACGGGGGCGCTTCCGATCATTGACGGCGGCACACCGACCATTGCCGTTGCCGGTGCCGTTCGCATGAACAACACCTTCACCTTCGGCAGCGCGGTTTCGCAGACCACCAAAGGCAAATGCCCGATCAAGGATAAGAACCGCTTCCAGAAATTGCGCCTTGGCACATCGGCATCGGATAGCTGGACACATGCCAGCGGCATCCAGCCGATTGGCTCGGAAGCGGGGGGCAACTGATGGACGGCTTGCGCGGATATGCTGTCCCGAGCGCCGCGCTGATGGCGAAGCCGACCCCTGCACAAACGGGGTACGATGCGGCGCTGTTGCAAAAATACCCGTGGGCGGGGCAAGGCGGTCAATTCCTACAAAAGGCAAATGAAATCTACGAGGGCGGCGGCACGGGTTGGGGCGGCGTGCAGGCGCTTATCAATTCCATGCAGGCACCGGCACAACAGGCGGTCAAACAGGGCGCGGCGTATCTTGGTGCCAACCCGAACGCGCTGGACGATTATATGCGTGGCCCTGCGGCGTCGGCGCTACAGGCCGAGGCGCAAAACCCGCTGAATCTGCTGTCCCTGGCGGCAAAGGCGGGCATTGGCGGCGCGGCGGCATATCGGTTGATGAACAAGGCCCCTTTGCGTTGGAACCCAAATGTGGCGGGCATGAACACCTGGCACGGTGGCCCAAACAAGTGGATGCCGGAACCTGGCTTTCCGCATGGACGCCCCCGGCTGGACAAGATGGGAACCGGCGAGGGCGCACAGGCGTATGGGTGGGGTTTCTATTCGGCTGATGCGAAGGGGGTGGCGACGGATTACAAGGACAATTTATCGCGTGGATTGCCGGAAACCAAATACAAAGGGAAAGTAATTCCTGAAACCGAAGGCCCGGAATTTTTCGAGCAGGGCTTTACCCTTGAAGACAGAATGGCGCGGACATATTCGCGGATGGACAATCCGCAAGAGGCGGCGCAAAACCAGATTGACTATTTAATCCGCCGCCAAGAAATGACACACGCCGGGGAAAGCACAGCCGCCGACATTCCGCCGTCTGTTCGTGAACGCATGATTGAAGGTATGCAAGAGGAAATCGACGCCATTAGGGCGGTTGATTTTAACGCCATCGAAAAACTTAACCCCGGCACCCTCTACAAAATCGACCTCCCCGATGACGCGGTAGCCAAGTATCTGGATTGGGACGCGCCGTTGTCTGAGCAGCCGGAGGCGGTGCGGAGGTTGATGAAAAAATATGACCTTGAACCCGGAGAGCTGACTGGGAGGGGTCCTCTGCAAACCCCGGTGTTGGGGAAAGAAATATATAAGCATTTGGAGCAGCAACTAGGTTCCGATAGAGCCGCCTCCGAAGCGCTGCGTAAGGCTGGCATCCCCGGCCTGAAATACTTCGACGCGGGAAGTCGCCCATTTGCGAATTTGCCTATTGAGAAAGTATCAAAGAGCGAGTGGCGGTTGCATATAAACCCCGGCCTCTGGCACACATTTAAGACAAAAAAAGCGGCAAAGGCGTGGGCCAAGAAGAACCAGGATGAAGGAACCCGCAACTTCGTCACATGGGACCAAGACGTTTTAGACCGGACGCAGATGCTTGAGCAGAACGGCGAGAAGCTTCCGGCGATGTTACGAGGCTATCATGGTACGGGCGAAAAGGACTTTGCCTTAGAACCCCGGCCTATCTTTTTAACCGAAGATGTGGCGGGCGCGTCAACGTATG